TTTCAGCAGAATAATAATCAGAAGGTTTACCTTCCATAAATGAAGTAGACTTAGAACCAGATGAAGTAGACTTAGAACCAGATGAAGTAGACTTAGAACCAGATGAGCTTGAGTTATTATCATCGTTTCTAAACTGAGCCATTATCTGTTCATGTGTTTTTCTACCAGTACGACCTGGATTTCGTTTTGCTGCTTGGGCAAAAGATTTTTTAGCAGCAGATGTTTGGTAGTCTTTCATAGATGTACCGCCTCTGTACATTTCAACAGGAGCGCCATCCTCCATTACTTCTAAGTCAGCCATCTCTAAACCTAGACCAGTCTCATCTTCCATGTCCATAGGTTCTCCACCTATGCGTCCATCTTCTGCCATCTTAGAGTAGCCAATCTTAGCTGCCTGACGTAGGTCTTCAAAAAACTTTACACCAAAGAACCTAACTACATCAGCAGGTATAACCATCTCACCTTCGCTTAGTTGCGCTGGTATATCATCTCTTACGTTTTCTGCTGTAGAACCCAAAGGTATTTCATTGCCCGACACAGGATCTACTCCTACTGTATTGTCAGGTACATCTCCAAAGTTCATCATCATTTGTTCTTCTAGTGCCATGCCGCCCTCATTAAAGTTGCCTGTTACGCCTGTTCTTTTATTTGTGAATTGAAACATCTCATCATCAGGAGTTGTTTTCTTAATCTTGTAAGCCATTACAAGTGGACCTACTTGCAATACTTGTTCAGCAGATACTACAGGCATACCATCTGCTTTGTCATAAAAGTAAGATGCTCTAGTAGGGTTCATACCTACCTGTGTCCAATCTTCCGCTTTACCTTCTAGTATTTCTTTTGTGTATTCATATACTTCATCTGGTTCTGCATTTACATAGCTACCATTCATTCTACCTATAGTTGTCTTTGGTGTTCCTGCAGCAATAGAAGTAGCTGCTAAAGGATTTGAAGTAAACTTAACATCATCTAAAACTGCTGTTTGAGCATACCCTACAGTATTTCCATTCTTTGTTGTACCATCGTGTAAAGAAACAATCCATGTATCTGTATCGTTGTATGCAGGTATATCTAATCTTGCAGATATTTTAGTGCCATCAGGTATGGTTTTGTTTATTCCTACAATACCTTTTTCTACTTTGCGTTTATCTGTTGCGTGTAATGCCTGTATAACTTCCTCTTTAGTTGGAAACTTAGGCATTTTTTCTATGGGTATAATAGGTTGTACTTGATTAGATAATATTATATATTCTTCTTGAGTAAGTCTACCATCACGTAGTTTTTCTGCAGCTTCCTTCAACTGAGGATCACGTGGTATTCTATATTTATCTTTAGCGTAGTTATCTGCTTTCCATGCTTCTAACTGTTCATCAGTTAGTCCTATTTCTTCTAGTGCATTTGTGTCTGCATTTTTTGTAAGATCTTTTACATCAACAACTTCATCTAGTTTTTTAACACCACCTTTTATTAAAGTTTTAGCAACTGGACCCATTACAGGTATAGCCGCACCAAGAACATCACCTGCTGCAATAAGTCCTATCTTAGCTATACTAGGATCTTCTTCACCTAACTCTTCAGCTATATCAACAGCAGAACCTACAGGTGTCATACCCACTGCTACATCAGCAGCTTTAACACTAACAGGTTTTTTCTTTCGATAGTCACCTGTCAAGGGAGAGGTAAGCATATCTAGAAAACTTTTTTGTTTATCGTCCAATAAACCGCCTTCATCAAACTTTAATCTGTCGCTACGATCTCTTGCTGCAGCCTCTGCTTTTGTTTTACTATCATGTGTACTTGTTGGTTTAATTACTTCAGCTTCTAACATTAACTCTAAAATATCTTGATCATACTCACGACCTTTATGTATACTAGGCACATTTATCCACTTACCTTTATACTTAAAAGTTCTAGAAATCTCAGAAACGTTTTTACCCTCTGGTGTTTCGTAAACATCCTTACCTGCTTGGGTTTTCTTTCCTGTTTTTTTACCGACTTTATCAGACACTGTTTACTGTCTCCCTCAGTAGCTTTAGCTTTCTTAGTACGTCTATCGCACCCTGTTGTCTGTGCATAACATGCGGTTCATTGGCTGTTTCCAACGCACGTTGTCTTATGTTTATTATTTCATCTATGTGTTTTTGAAACTGCTCGTAACACTCTTTGTCATTAACCAACTGCTTGAGGTGCATTACCTGTAAATCCTTGCTCTTCTGGTAGTGGTGCTGTTCCTACTCCTACCTGTGATCCTCCACCTCCTGAAGTATCAGCTACACCCTGTACACCCTGACCCTCTGGACCTGCTGGCGTTGGTGCTGGTGCTTGAAATGCTTTTAATATCTCTGCTTGTATAGCTGCGTCCTGCATAGAGTTAGTAACTTTATCTGGATCAAGATCCATGCTCTTAGCAATCTCACGTATAATATAATCCATCTTAGCAAAAGGTGCAAGTACTGGATTCTGTGCAACCTGTAAGAACTGCATCAATCGTTGGCTACGTACTTCATTAGCCATCAAGCTTTCTGTACCAGATGCCTGTACTTCCAAGTCTCCACGAATATCTTCATCAAAGTCAAACTGCATGTTGAATGCAAAGAATGCTTTACCTAAAGGACGTATAAGATAATCATCAACGTTTTTAACAACAGTACGGATACTACCGTTAGCAGCAGACATAAGCATAGAGATTCCAGAAGCAGTACGACCCACTCCTTGAACTCCTGTTTGACCATGTGCAAAAGATGGGAATCCAGTAGACTCATCAGCTAGTACCCTCGCTTTATCAAATAGTTGCATATTCTCTTGTGCTACGTTTGGAAACTTAGTACCAAAGATACCTTGTCCTGGAGCGCCACCCTGTCTTCTGAAAATCTTTCCGGGATAAACAGACATGTCTTGTCCGGGAACTAGATTAGTCTCATCTACCTCTATAATAAGATTACCTGACAGTGCAGCATTATCAATAGCCATACGCATAAAGCCATTCATCAATGTCTGTGTATCATCCATGTTCTCAGCAATACCAACGCCAAAGAAAGAATATGGGTTATGCTCGTATGGTACAGCGTAGTATGGAATACGTGTAGGCTTGAATGGGTTTAGTACAAATCTTAGTATCTCACCATTAGCTACCCATATATTACAATTAACTTCATCTAAGTCTTTTAGTTCACTGGGAATATTTACACCGTGTTCTTTTAGTATTTCTACATCTACATAGCCCCAAAACTCTAGTACTTCCCAACGCTCAGAGTTTGGCTGAGTGTCATCGTCTTCCATAGTCATTTCCCAGTACTTCTGGTTGTAGTCTGGTCCTGCGTCTATAGCTTTCTGTACGGAATCTTCCATAAAGTATGGGCGACTTTTTAATGCTCTTAGTTGTGTTCTTGACATCTTATGTCTTTCAACAACGTATTCTGCATCCTGCATAGAGTGTGCTTCTGGGTCAGGATAGAAATCCCAAATACTTACATGACTACACTCTGGTACAGTCTTAACAATAGGATCATATTCACCATCATCACCCCAGTTAGGATATTCTTTATCTACAGCAAATGGACCTTTCATAACACCTGTACCTAGAAGTGCCATCTCAAATGCCATACTTCTTAGATGTGTACTAGCTCCGCTTTCTTGTAGCTGGTCATGTATTTTCTTTTCCATCTTTTTAGCTGCAATCGTAGCAGGATGAAAAGTAACTGTGGTTCCTGTAGTACCATCACCTTCTACTATCTTTTCAGATACAGATGATAGTTTATCTTCTAGTGGACCTAATCGTGCTTGTAAATCTTTTAACGTTTCTCCCGGTCTTAGTTCTGTAACACCATCAAGTAAATATGGAGAAGCAGCTTCATCTCTTGTTATACCTGATAGTGATTCTCCTGCTTGCTCTGCATTTGGATCTACATTTATATGTACAGATTCGGCTACACCATCTGGTAGTATAGAAGGATTTACTGTTAGTGGGAAGTTGTTATTACCAAACAAGACATCTACTATTTGTCCATAGGCAGCTAGTGTTTTAGTTTTTGTAACTTTAACAAACACACGAGACTTTTCTGAGTCTGTGAACTTTACATCAGACCCATACAACCCACGATAGTTACGATAAGCTCTTAACCATCTACTTTCATCAGCGTACCTAGCGTCTTCTGCTCTTTTGTATCTATCTTTTATAAATGAAACTACACTAGACTTTTCTTCAAAAATACTGTCTAGGCTGTCTTCTGCAGCTACAACATCATCTGTCTCAAACATTTCTTCAGCCATTAGCTGTTGTCCTTTCTTCTCCAAGGTCCGTTATTAAAAGCCGCTTGCTCTTGGCAATTAGGACAAGTGGTCCACATATTAGTATTGTAAGTTATCTCGCACTTAGGGCAAGACTCTACTACTTCAGTATCCGAATGTTGAATCACTGGCTTGAAATCCTGTTCGTTGTTTAGCAGGGTTGTAATCCCATATATTACTTCTTGGTCTTGTCATTATACCATAACGTAATGCATCATACAAGTGATCTTCTGCTTTTGTGTCTACGTCTTCTGGATTCTTTTTGTCCAGTGGTATACCCGGTAATTGTGCTATTGTATTAGTACAGTTATCCATAAATGCTAACATAGGTTTTTCAGTAAACTCATCTACCTTTAATCGCCTATGTATTTCGTTTTTTCCAGCGATACGTGAGCCTCGTGAACGATCAGAAGGACGCCAACGGCAACCCTTCATATTCATTTGTTCAGCTAGTGATGGCCCAGTATCGCCACGGTTGTGCCACAAAGAACTATCAAGCACACCATATCTCATTCCACCGTCTTTTGCTTCTGCTTCTAATATCATATCAGCTAGATCAGAAGCTGTTACTTTAGATACATACATCTCTCTGTATACTATAAGCTGCTCATCAGGAGCCACAGTAAACCAAAGAACCCCAGTGTAAGAACCATACCCATAATCACACGCTCTAAAACGTACCCACGAGTTAGGAATCTCAAAGTGTTCGATAACGTGGGTAGTTCTGTCGAACTCAGGAAATGCTGCTCCCTCGTTGATATCCCAGTTTCCTTCGAGGAGTTGCTTCCTCTGATGCTCTGGTAGTGATAGGAGCATGGCCTCATAGTCACCCTCTTCGGCAAGGTATGGGTTATCGAAGAGAGATGCAGGTATAAACCTACGCTTGAATAGAGGCTGACCTTCCTTGCTGTGTCCTTTAGGGAATGTAATTGTTTTACTTGATTCAATGTCTGTGGCCCAAAAGTCTTTACCTGCAGGTGCAGGATCTATAAACATCTTCTTTACCCAAGCATGTCCTGCACCACCGGGGTTTGTTGTAGCTCTCATATATAAACCTAGTTCTTTACCGTATGCGCTACGAAGACGTGATCTCATATAATCCCAAGCGTAAGGTGTAGGCCATTGAGTAAGTTCGTCAAATCCAATCCAGTTAAAAGCTTGTCCTTGGTAACGTGTGACATCGGTATCCTTATCCAGATAAGACATCCATAATCGTCCACCTTTAGGAGATATCCACTGTGACTTACGTTCTGACCATTTGATTCCTGGTACTGCACGTGGGTATAACTCCTGTGACTTCTGTATTAGTTCCCTTAGTTCTTCAGTTGTGTGTCGTACAAGGAGTCCAGAGAAGTGTGGATTGTTTAGGCCGTGTAATGGATCTGCCAACATAGCATACGATTTACCACCACCTGCTGCCCCACCATATAGGACTTCTCTTTCCGAAGAACTCAAGAAGGATGTCTGTGGCCCTGCATTGGGTCTGAATACGACTTCTTGCGCTTCTTCAACGTCATAGTCAGTTGCTACTACCTGCGCTGGGATAGGATCTTGCTGGGGGGCTTCTATCTCCGCTGGCTTCTGAGTATGCACCGACTCCTTGTGTTTCGAGTTTTTCGATTTCCGCAAGCGTTTCTTGGAGCCACTTGGCAAGCTTACGTTTAGTGATAGATGCTTTTCTACGTCTTTGCTCAACTTCTATTCTCTTCTTTAGACCCATGTGTGATATGTAGCGGTCTGCTTCTTTACTCAACCATTGTGCTACTGCTCTGTAACTATACTGCTTGAGGTGTCGTTTTGCAAGCTCTAAAGCTTCTAACTCATGTTCTATAGGTACAAGTACTTTATCGTTGTCGGGATCTAGTTCATAACCAAAAGGTATCTTCTTAGTAATCCTGACAATCTTGTGCCATTGTTTGTTGTGTGTCTTAGGCGGTTTGGGTAATTGCCAAAAACCTAACTCTCTTTGTGGTATTATTCGTTTGTACCTTCTTTTGGTGGTAGGTAGAAGATGCCACCACCGCTAGTAACATCTACTTTATCTACCTTACCAAGTCCTGCTCTATCAAGCAAGTCTTTTGCTGCTACCATCTTTTCTTTAATGCCTAGCTCTGTTGGATCATATAACGCACCAACCATAGCCATAGCAGCTTTAGGTGCAGTACGTGCAAAAAATGTACGAGTCTTCTCACCAATCTCATCTTTTAAAGATTCAACAATCGCTGCAGTGTTACTGTTATCACCGTAACCTGCCAGTTTTTTAGCAGAGATAACATCACCATTAGCTTCGTCAAATAATACATCTAAGAATCTTTGTTGTTTATCTGTTAGATTCCTCGCCATATATAGCATTCCTTATTTGTGATCTACCAATTCCTAGATCGTTTAGTTGTCTATCATCCAACATGTGTAGCATTCTAAACTCTGCACGTTTTTGTTGTCTGATTACGTGGTTATTCCACATTTTTCTTAGTAAGTTTTTCATAGCACTATCTCCTTTGTTTGTGTGCGGAGATAGTTATACCTAAAAGTAAGTCAGGTAGTAGTACCTATTATTGCATATCCGTTATGTCGGTTGGAAATGTTCCTCACCTGATAATATTACATGAAAGTCAGAACTGCTCTCTTCAAAGCCTATAATCTTATCACCTGGAGATAGTGCAAGATATGAACCACCATCTACAACTTCTTCAATGCCATTACCTGCTACGCTGTGTGCATCAATTATAAAGTGATACGTAGTAGTAGCTGCTTCATACCACTGTAAGCTATACTTCTTTGTACTAGCTGATCCACTGGATACATGCATAAAAGTAATTAAACTGACAAAGTTATTAGGACAAGTGTATATAACATCACCACTTGCCCCACCTGATGTAGCAGATAAGTCTTTAGCTTTTGTAAAATATTTAGCAGTATCTGAATACGCCATTTATTTCTTGATGCCTTTCATAGGTCTAGCAGCAGGAGCTAGAAAGCCACCTCTTGACATCTTCTTCATAGTAGTACCGCCTTTAGCCATGCCCTTCTTCTTCATAGACATACCACCGCCATACATCTTACCGACACCATCAGCAGCATAGAATGGAACTTTCTTTCCACCCTTATTAACCATTTTAAGTTTGGTTCCAGCACCACCTTTAGAGTAACCTTTTTTCTTCATGCCACCTTTAGCGTAACCTTTTTTCTTCATCATTTGTCTTCTTCCCTTCTGATAAACTCTACTGTATCACCACTATATAGATTGTTAAAAACTCGTTGCGTATCCCATACATAGTCTACGTTTTCTTTAGAGTTAAATATATGTTGATTCGGTCTAAAGTCTGGCGCACCTTGTCCAGTTTCAAACCAAGCTGGGTGAGTTACTCTCACTCTGTTATTGGGCAACGCAACCATGTTACCAGTATATTCTCCTGCATCTAGTAGTTCTAATACATGAGACTGTTTATGCTGCGCTGGGTCATCAGCGACTTCGTTATCTGTATAGTCTACCGTAAAGTAATACTTTGCTGGGTAGAACTCGCCATCTACTTTAGCTATCCACGGAGCAGGACTTGCTCGTTCTAGCTTGTATACGGAATGTGTATGTGACATACAATCCCAAGGCTGTGCTAAATATGGTGGTAACTCATTAGGCCATTGCTCCAACGGTGTATCAGCTACTAGTGCGGTCAGTGGCATTCTAGCCCACATAGCACCACCATGTACGTTTTCAGAATCATCAAAGTCGGATTCACATCCTGTGAAGATAACTTGAAAGCTTAATGTTCTGTTAGGCATTGTAGTAACGCCAATAACCATAGCGTGTAGAAAGTCGCCATGATATTCTTCTAAGTTCTTAGTATATTCTCTACGTACCCATGCTTTGAAGTACGGTATACTGCTTGTGAGGAATGGCATATATTAACCTTTTCATTTTTTTCTTTTCCTCCCCGATGCAGTTACAGACCACTTAACTTTCTTTGGTCCTGTCTTCTTTGCAGCTTCTGCTTTACTAATTCTACCTGCTACCTTTGCAGGTCTACAAGCTGGGTATGGTCTGCTACTGTCTTTGACACTAGAACGTCCACATTCCTTGCCTGTCTTTACGTCACGCCAGTCTTCCTTAAACCACTGAGTAAGTCCACCTTCACCGTAAGATCTACGACTTTGTAGTACGTGCTTTGACTTTTGCAACTGCGCCTCCCTTACTGTACGTGCCTCCACGCTTTTT